CATTTGCATCGAATGTAGCAAACGCTTCATCTTTAGACTCTAATGTTTGTTTTAATAAACTAAAATCAGGGTTTTCTTGCAACCGCTGATTGTCTTCTAGTTGTCTATTTAATTGTTCAATTCGCAGTTCTATTTCTTTAACATTTGAATCTGAGTCAGGAATTAATATATCGCGGTTTGAATTAGCCCCTGCCATTTCTTCCAATAAATCATTAGCTTGTTCTTCAGTAATATAAGCGTATCTTTGCACTAATGTTTCGTGAAACATATCAGAACTTTTAATTTCACCATTTTTTTTCAATGCATATCGTTTACCTTGCCGACCACTTGCAGCTTGTATTTTTTTTGCACTTGCCATATCACCAGCAAAATCACCACCAGCAAACCACTCAATATCAAGCCCACCATTATCGGCTATGTATTTCCATATGGTTTCGGCTTTTCCTGCATTTTTTAAATTTTCTTCTTCTTCTTTAATTCGTAAATTAATTTCTGTATCTTCTTCATCAAGCATTTTTAAAAATGCATCGTCTTCGTTTAATAATTTAGATGTTTTACTCCAATCATCTAAAAAATCGTAATCTTGAGCTGCTTTTAAATCTAACTCACTAGCTTCTGCTAACAAAGTATTTAATGAATCTAGCTGTTCGTTTGATAAATTACCTGTTAATACTTCAACTACCTCATCATCATCAACATCCGCATCTTTATTTGATGGTGTTTTGTAAGTATGATTAATAGTTCCATCTTCATTACGTTCTAAACGTGATGATAATTTTAATGTTGGTAATAAACCGTCTTGTTTTTTAAGGCTTAATCCTGCTGATGCATTTGCATAGTTTTCTAGCCATTTTGCTGCACCGCCTATAGCACCACCAAATATACTTGTGCCAATCATTGCGCCAGCAACATTAGAGGCTGCATCTGAAAACGTATAAGGTGAACCAATTTGTTCTTTGTAAGGCATAACTGCGCCAGCTTGTATTATTGATTCAGTAACACCAACTGTAGCGCCTTCATATACTGCGGTTTTTGCTGCTGCGCCTAATACCGTCAAACTTTTAGCTGTGCTATATGCTCCTGCTAATGGCATAGCTAATATATTTACTGGCTCTGCTACCATGTAAGCTGCGGTTGCACCTAAAAACTGACCAAAACCATTACCACGTTCTTGCACTAATTGGTTTTGCTCTCGTCGTTTTGCCAATAATTCATTGCGCTCTAAAAACAATTGTCTATCTGTTTTAATAGCTCCATTAGTAGCTAACGATAATTCATCATATTTAACATCACCCCCTAATGTTCTATAAGGGTTTAAATCAAAACCATTAGAAACTAATTCTCTTACTTTTGCATCGCGGTCAAAATAACTTTGATTGTTATACATCCAGCTTAAAGTTGTTTCTTCATCAACAACCATTTGCCATGCTGATGCCGCTGACTCCCAAAAATTAAATGTTGTTTCGGGGTTTATAGGAACATAAGGAACACTATTAGGTAAAGGTTGATTGCTATTGTCTTCTATAAGAAACATTAGAAAAATTAGTCATCCATTTCTTTTAATATTTTGACTTGCGCTTTTTTCCATTCTTCTTCGTTTTGTCTTTTAAGTTGCATATTGTCAATTAAATTAAGTTCAACTGGTGACCCTGCTTCTGCACTTTTAATTTGCTCACGACTTATTAAATCAGACAATTTTGCATCGCTTGTGCCTTGTTTTATTCGTTCTTGTTCTTTAAACGTATAAATCATATCTGGCGTAATTGTTATAATGTAATCTGAAATTCCACCATCTGCATTTTTCGTTTTAATCATTTGTGCTGGGTTATTTACACTTCCAGATTGCCCTGCTCTAATTAATTTATAACGATTTGTGCCAACACTAACTAAACCTACATTATCCCATTCTGCTTTTGATATTAATGGAATACCATTATCTGCAAATGGTCGGTTTTGATTTAACCTCATTGGATTAAATTGTGGGCTGCCTTCTTTGTAACGTGCAGGCAACTTAAAATCGGGCATTTTAACTTCTTCCATATTCCAAAACGTATTGCTATCCATAACTTGAAATAAATACGCTTCAACATCATTACCATTTATTCCCCGTCTAAAATCTAATGGAAGAATATAATTGTGGTTGTTTAACTTTGAAATGCCACCTGTTACAGCATCTATCGATTCCTTATATAATCTTTTATCTATTGCGTTATTTGTTGAAGTTACTTTAGCATCGTCTAATGTAACGTAATATGCCATTACTGCGTCACGAACTGCCTTTGTAACAAACGGTGGTTGGTTATCATAAATTCCTGCTGTCATTTCATTCCATGTTTCTGTTGCTTGACTCATAAGTGGTTTTTCAATGTTGTATAACTCAGGATTAGTATTAATTTGATTTTGTCCTTGAAGTATTGTTTGAGCTAATCCAAAATTATTTGTATTTGCAATTATTTGCCCAGCCACAGCCATTGAGCCTTGACCGTTTTTAGCTAAATTAGCAAAAATACTATTTTGTGGGTCTACACTTAATGCGGCTACTAATGCTAATTTTTGAGCCATAGGAAAAACATTTTGTCCTTCGTTTTCTAATTTAGTAAATGATTTTAATTGACCTACTAACGTGTCTACTTGTTTAGGAAGAAACATAGATACTGGGTTGCCAGCTATGTCGCTTGCTTGATATGCATATTTTTGCAATTGTTTATAGCTTGCAGAAAATTGGTCAAATGTTGCTTGAATATCACCAGAGTTTTCTGCTGCACTAATGTCTTCAAATAATGTTGTAATAAATCCTGTATATTCATCCATGTCTTCTGTCGACACAATACCCATGTCAACTAATTGTTTAATGCCTTTATGTTCAAAAGCGTTTTGCAATTTATTTTCTGCTTCTACTAAATTTAAATACAACGGATATGTTTCAGACGTATTAGTTGCTTCTCGCATATCTTGCCGCGCTTTAGCATCTAAACTTGTATACTGTTGTATTGACCGCACATTTTGGATTACTTCAAGCGCAGGCCCTCGTTCTAGTTCAGGCATTAAAGCAATACTTGTTTCTAGTTCGTTTATATCTTCTGGAGGAAGTTTGTCTCCGTTCATTGCCATTTTTAATAGCGTATTAAGGTCATTTCTAATTACTGCATTTTGTGCTGCGGTAGATGATTTATTAATTGACTCGCGCCGATTAATGTCTGTTTGTAATTGCGCTAAATTTGTTATTGTTTGTTCTTGTGTCCATTCGGACGGTTTGTTAATTCTAAACTGTTCAATGTATTGAAGCGCTGCACCAGAGCCTTGTTCGTTAAATATTCGATTAGCTTCTGCTGTAATTTCAGCATCTTTTTTTGTAGCGCCAAGACCCTGTAATGCTGTTGCTTTGTCAAAGTTAGGATTTGCAGCGCTATAAGCCTCAATACCTTCACGAAGTTGACGAAAATGCATTTTTGCTTTTGTATTGTCACCAGAAACAATAGCATCGGTCATTTCGCGTGTTAACATTGATTGAGTATTTTTTACTGCTGCATTTGCGTTTTTTAATTCTTGTGCTAAATATTTATTATTTAATGATGTAAATAAACTAGATATTTTTCCTTGTGCTTGAGGGATAATAGACGGTGCTATAACAGGGTCAATTGACTTGCTAAAACCTTCAAAAAAACCTTCCGCTACTTTTTGAAACTCTGCGGGATTGCGTGAGCTATCATTTAAATATGGTTCTGCAATTGCATTAATATTACTATCAAAGGACATAGCTACTTCAGCTTTATATCCTAATTCAATTTGTCTGTTATATTGTTGTGCGCCCGGAATTATTCCTAACCGTTTTTCTGGCATTTTAATAGGTTCGTTATTTTCAACAGCGGCTGTTTTAGCTTCATCTATTTGTGCTTGAGCTAATTCTGGTGCTATACGTTCTGCTTCGGCTGTTCCAGCACCGCTTGCTAAACGCCTTATTTGTGCAAATATTTCAGCATTAGCTTGATTTTTTGCACCAGCCGTAGGGTCTCTACCAATAGGTCTAAACTGTGTGCCAAGCGATTGAAATGTAATAGGTTCTCTTGCCATAATATATCCTATGTAGTAAACGATTCACCCATTAACGCTGCATCCGTTATACCACTTAATCCTTGACTAAACACTTGTCTGCGCCCAACTGAACCAGCCATGTTTCGTTCACGCTGTCTTTGTGCTTGCAACAAATTAGTATTTAATGATTGCAATCCTTCTGCTAGACCTGTTTTTTCGGCTGCTGCTAAATAAATAGAACTTGGTGTTCCTTCTAACGAAAACCCAGAATCCATACTGCCAACAATATTTGCAGCCAGTATCCTATTGTTTTTTTCTCGTCTTTTAAGTTCTTCGGTTTCTGCTGCAATACGCTCTTGTTCTGCTTGCCTTTCAATAGACTCTTGTTGGGCTTTATAACCTTGTCTAGTAGAATACATTTGACCTATTGTACTTCCACCCATAATAGATAATATTGCTAATTGAAATCCTGTTAACCCAAAAATCATTAAGATGACTCCACTTCGTATTCAATTGCTTGTATTTGGAATGGCATTGAATTAGGTACAGTAATAACAGGCACTACATTAATACCCCATCCATTGCCGCCATTGTTGTCTTGTATAACATCTGTGCGTGGTGTAATAACTGTTCCAACAGGACTTGTTGCTGCAAGACTAAACTGCCTGTTAGGAACAGGATTACCATCAATGTAAATGCCAGCACTTTCATAAACACGCACATTCATACGGCAAATCTTTTTCTCTCGCATTACATTGTCACCACTACCTATAGTGGTATTTAACGGCATAGGTTCAATTGTTGGTGTAAATGGAAACCCTACTTCAACACAATCTATGCCTGTAATTTCATCGTTAGTTAATGTTATCTCTCCATTGGATACTGTTTTTTCACCAATGTTTACGCGACCTACAATAACACCATCTGTAGTTTTACCACCAACTACTTGTAGCTTACAACCGTTATAAATATCTAATGTTGTAATAGTATTTAAACTGCTAGTTTGAAAATATGCACCATCAAGCATACGGTCATAATTCCACTTTTCTATATTCCATCGATATCCTGCACCTGTTTGGAATCGTTTTGCAACCTGATACATTTCGTTTTGCACTACTACACAACTTTGTATAGCCGATGTGTTAGTTGCATCATCTATATTTGCTGCTGCTTTTACTGACGTAAACCCATTTATATCTTGAACGCGAACCGTATTTAATATAGACGCTGTACCATCTGTATTGACTATAAATACCCAATTAGCATCCTCTGATGACGTACCTGACAATACGGCTATATCTACTGGCGTTTTTATTAAATGGCTTGATAAAACACTTATATCTGCTGACGTATATGCATCCTCGTTAAAACTAAACACATACTGTCGAATAGACTGACCGTTTTGGTCTACAAATAATGACGCGCCATCTATTGATGTTATGTCAACAGGTAACGAACCATGTTGTGTTTGACTTACAATAGACACTGTACTTGGTGTATTATTTTCTACAACAAACTCTGCTCCTCTCGTAAATACTTGTAACCCTCTATCCGAGTTTATATTTACAATTGATGTAAGATTTTTAGAGGTAAGCGTAAGAAACATTCCTTCATCATCTGCGCCATCTTCAAAAAAGAAATCAAAAAACGAACCTGACTTAGATGCAAACAAACTTTGTGATTTAGATTTAGTACCACCCAACCACAAGCGCCCAGCATGAAAAGCGCCCATTTTTGGATAACCCCGTGTTGTTGACCATACATCTTCTTTGCGTGGCGAACCATTTGCTGTTTTTGCAAACGCTAATGTTTTACTAGCTGTACCCGATGTAGGAAACCCCGAATACAATTCAAAATCTTTTGTTGATTCCCCAGAAATTGTTATATCAAATATTGCGCTACTAACATAAGTTACCGCAACACCTGTTTCGCCAAATACAGGCATTTCCTGTAAGTTTTTTTCTAAATTAAATTTAGTAGATTGTTGTTGGTCCGCTCCAGCTACACCAGCAAATGTAATATTTTTACTTAATACACCTTCAATATCTATTTGATAAGTATCCCCTGCAACAAAACTATTAAAAGTTAAACGTTGCACATCATTAGCAGGCGTAGGACTATTATCATCGTTATAATCAAATTGAGGAACATTCAAGTACGGAATATCATCCAGAGCAAACGAATTATAATTAGAAAAACCATCATTTATAATGCGTTTAGATGCATGGTTTTCGTGAAACAACAACATAACCTGTTCGGTTTGACAATGGCGTACATCCATTATCTCTGTTTCTGTGTAGTCCATAATTAAATCAGCACTATGTAACGTAGTATCACCGCACAAATAGATTGCCATATTGCCTTCCGTCAACACACATAAATACTGACGGTCATACTCAACAGCAAAATCAAACATTTTTACTGCATTAGTTGTTTCAGTGCCAATAGCTTTTTCAGTTTGTAAATTAAACTCTGCAAGGTTTATTGTTTGTGAGCCTAAATCACCTGTACTATCACCAGACCTTACTAAGCGCCAATATCGTTTAGCCAACGTCACACGTTTTCTAAATGTTAGTTCGGTGTTATTTACAGCAAACGTTTCTGCTGTAGTCCAAGCTGCATTATCTGTTGAATACTGCAATTTAAGATTACATACCGTTGCTGATACAGTAACCGTTTTAATCTTGCGTATGTCTAAAAACAGTATCTCTGTCGTTGTTGACGTAATATCATAATGCGCTACAACAAAATCAGGTTGACCAGATGTGCCACCTGTACCTATTACATTCGTTGTTGTGTTAGTCGCTAAATTACCATCGTTAATATTACCAGCCGTACCACCACTAGGCATTGTAGGGGTTGTCGTATTGCGTATAAGCGGCAATATACCTTCGCCTACTACTGACGTACCAGCCCTGCGCTTTAAACCGCCCTGCGGCACAATAACAACATTTTCTGCTGTAGAGGTTCCTGCGTAATATTGGTTTAAATCAGTACGACCTTTTAACAACGGTGACAATTCACCGCTGGCAAAGCTAGTTTGTATGAATCTTGACTTAGCCATTTAGCGCCTCACGGCAATAAACGGTTGGCTTCTCAGTGGTTCGGTCGGATGTTGTTGGGAATCAGTAAATCGTGCCATGCGTGACGCATTTGCATACTTAGACGCATTTTCTGATAATGATGCAGAACTATCTCTAATAGACGTAGCAAAGTCCATTGCCAATGCATATTCAATCATTTTAGCAAAATAAACAGGAAACTCGCCTTCTGCTACATTTGCAGTGTAATCAATATACAACGACCCATTATAGTTACAATGGAGTTTGTCACTATAAATTTGATATGGAATCGCTTGGTTTACATTTATTAGGGTAATTAAATCTGTTGGCAACTGATAAATTTGCCGCCATTCGTTACCTATTGGCGTGTCAACTGTTAGAGCTAACTGCGCCTTACGCCTAGCAAACCCCCATCTAAATTTAGATAGTTCGTTTTGAACAATGCTATCGTAAAGATTATTAGCAACTGTTTCTGCGCGAGAGTTTCCACTCAAAGAAGTGACAGGCAAATCACCAATCAATATAAGTGCATTGGAGATAAGTTTAATCTTCTCTGCCATTAGAAACCTCTTTAGAAAGGGGGCTTTCGCCCCCTATCTTTAAGCAGTTATAACTATGCCAGCACCCATTACAACAGTTGTACCGTTGTTAGATTCGACATAACTAATACGTCCAGTTGGCGTACTTCCAGTTGTACCAATGATAATCATCGCATCGCCAGCGTTTAACTCATCTTTCGCACTAGCAAAGTAATTAGTATCAGCAGTAACAGTTGAAGTCGCATCAGCAGTTGAATACTGCCACGTTGCACCACCTGTACCAGATCCACCTATTCGGCATAAGCCATCTCTTGAAAAAGCCATGTTTATACCTCCTATGCGGTCTGCGTATATTGGACTTTAACCAAACCGCCTTCATCGCGTACAACCGAGCCAGCTTTCAATGCTCCGTTACACAACCATGACGTGCGTTCTGGTATCCAGTTAACTTCAGTCTTCATGTCAATGCCAATAGCAAGTCCTACCGCTGGTCGATTAAAGAACCAGGAATCGACTACGTTAGCTGCTACTGTCAAACCGCCTTCAGCCCTATCGCTTATTATCATAAACTTAAATCCAACAAGCGTATCAATCTCTCCAGACACAAGAGCTTTAATATTTTGGAAATCCGACGATGTTGCATTAGTATCATTAAGAAGACCACTTAAACCAAGCGCATTAACAACCGCAAATAATTCCGTATTTGGAACATTTTGATTGCGTAATTCTACTTGGGCTTTGATGACTTTTGCCATATTAAGGTTAGTTCCTGCACCACCAACTGCCGTACCAACTGTAGTAGTCAATGGCGTAGACGCATCCATAGCATCAATTACTAACTGGTCACATCTTCGACCCAAAGCACCAGCAATAGTATTTGCCAGTTCTTGCTTTTCATCAAAGTTAACATCTTGCGCATCGAACATATCAGTATATTCGGGTGCGTTCCAGTTAGTTAGTGTTGCTGTTTTAAACTCATGCGTTACATCCATTGGTGTTACTAAATCAGATGTAGACTTTTGGTTAGCGAGACCTGTTCCCATACGACGAAATTTGTATGTGTCACCAATCACATTGTTGCGCTGTGTAACCGCTGGCTTGAGCATGCCCATGCCTTGATAAGCCTGTTTTACCATGCTATCAAATTCGGTTACGGCAACACTTGACAGTGTTTTACTCATAACAATCCCCTGAAAAGGTTTCAGTTAAAAAAAAGTTTTCCAAGGTTTTTGCTAAGTATCCCAGTAATGAGGTTAGCGTCCAACCTAAATTACTGGGCGATAGAATCGGTATCCAGTTTGCCGATTATAACCAATTTATAACGTCAATCAACCCATTATTTGAACATTTGGCAAATCGCCACCAAACTCTTGCATCATACGTTGCACTTTTTTCTCATGTTCTGGACTAACCGACCGTAACATTTGTCCGTCATCTGTCTTTTTAAACATTTCGGCTTCGATGTCTTGCCAAGTAATTCCTGTAGGACTTTCACCGCCTTCAATTGGCAATCTGGCAGGCGCTAATGCTTTACGCACTAACTCAGCTAAACGAATGTTATCGGCTGACGTAACTAATGTTGATGCTTCTTCATAGTCATCATTATCTAATCCGTTTCTTAAACAACCATTAATAGAGTTAATTCTTTGCCCTGCATCATTTCCAAGTTTAGCTAATTCTTGTTCTTTAGATACTTCTTCAGCTACTTGTGCTTGTGTTGTTAGCAATTCCCAACCTTCCTTAAAGGCTTCTGCTGACATATTGTATTTAGAACCATATTCGTTCATTGCATCATACAAAGCATCTTCTTCCATTGCATTGTCTGGACGCTCATAACCATCTTTAGGTGCGCCAGTAAATCCACCAAACTTAGCTAATAACTCAGGATAGGCTTTAGCTTGCTCTGCAACAGACTTGTATTTGTCTGCTTTATACCACTCTGGAACATCGCCTGTGCCTTTTACACCTTCACTTAAATAGTATTCACCCTCTCCTAGCTCTGGTGCTACCTGACCTAGCAGAGTATCGCTTTGTTCTGTCGTTTCAACAGCTTCTTCAACGGTCTGCTCTTCCATAGTTTACTCCCAAGGTAAATAAATAATTTTTCGATGCTTTCCTAATGGCTGATGCTTCATCATAATTTCACATAATTGCCTTTTGCCATTTTTTACAGCCAACATATTTATATCAATCCACTCAACATGCACATTTTTTCGATAACAACGAAACGCTCTAAACTTATGCACATATTCAAACTTATCAAACTCGTATTCATCCGCTAATTTTTGCAACCAATCAAAATCAAAACCAATAGTTTCTAAATAATCGGGATGAAAAGACGGTGTTGGGTCAGGCAAAATTGTTTCTACTGTTTTTTTCTTTCTTTTTTTTGTTTCTGTCATAATATTTCTGCCTGTTGTAATTGATTTGCAATAAACTTAATTACACCTGTTTCTCCATTATGGTAGGCTGCTTCGTAATTAACATTAGGACTTGCAAACGCCGTATCGTTATTCCACAAAAATCGTTTAGTCAGGTCTTCTAAAACCCTTTCGCCATCTTTTGTTTGAAATAAACGGTGATATGCTTGTGCTAATTCAGCCGCTTCCCTGCGCTTTTCAGCATTATGTTTTTGAGCTTCATCTTTATTTAATGAAGTGTTATCAATGTCATTCCATGTCATTGCATTTGCATTTGAGGCCCTTCATTTTGTGCTGACGGTTGCATGCCTGCCTCCATGGCTTGAGCCGCTGCTTGGATGTATTGTTGTTTTTCCATTTCACTTCTTACTAACTCAGATGGCATACCTGTTTTTTGTGCTGCCCATGTTCCAAAGTTTTCCGTTTTAAATGCTAATGAACTTTGTTCTGCTCCTGCTGTTTGCATAACAAACGATACTGCTTGTTGGACAGATAATAAATCCTCACCGTCTTGCGCTTTAGCTAATGGTGACAAAAATTTAATTTCAACATCTCTGCCATTGAGTTGAATAGGTGTAATTAAACCTCTGCGTGATAAAATATACACAACACGTTTAATAATAGGTATAAGAACTTCTGTTTGCAACCGACCAAACGCACTACCAATTCGTTTTGCTAACTCCCTTGATTCAATTGCTACCTCTGTAGCTGAACGAACTGGCCCTGCTGGGTCGCGCAAATCATTAAATAATGCTCGTTTGATTGCCATCTGTAATTCAGTTATTTCAAACTCTACTAAACTTAAATTAGCACCAGTATCTAATCGTTGAATTGATGGATTAGCGCTATTATTAGACCCTACTGGAATTACGATTCCGGGCGAAATAGAAATATTATAAGGATTAGTCACACCATCATCCGTTGCGGTGTACATTCCTGCTAAATCTATTGCCGCTTTCTGTAAAACAAACTCTTTCGTCTTGTTTAATGATTTAGCATCGGGTAATGCTTGCAATGCTGGGCCTCGACCCCTTACTTCACCCGATACTTTTGAATATCGACCTGTTACCCAAGGACTAGATGCGCCATAATCTTCCATCCAACTAATATAATCTTCGTCTTTTAACCATACACAACCATAATATGTTTTGGTTTTAGGTATATATACTACACCTTCTGCTATTTCAACTTCTTCATTAGGTGCGTTTTTAATCATATCTGCACATTTTTGAGATGGTTTAAAGCCACGCCATTGTCTTTCTAAGTTTCTAGCTTTTACTTTAAATCGTCTCCAATGTGTTTCGATACTTCCATATGGCCCTTCCTCAAATGCCAAACCTTTTTGCGGAATAGCATTAAACACAAGAGGCATATTGTCATCATCTTCTTCGTCTACACGCATAGTGCCTGTACCAACTAACAGGTCTAGCGCGTGTTCAAAAAACTGTGTAGCAAAATTACTTCGATTAATGTAATCAAATACAACAATAGCTTGTTGTTCTAGTATTGCGCGTAATTGTTCTTCAGTAATGCCAACATCTTGTTGCTGCATTAAATTTATAATTTGATTAGATGGTGCAAATGTAACCCACCGCGTCCAGATAGGCGCAATGTTTTCCTGTAATTTAGATGCGCCTTGTTGAATAGCCTCTAATGGAGTTGAATCAAAAATATGCTCCATTTTATTTTGGCCTTGACGGTTGTTATCAAACAAATTTCTATTAGGCAGAAACTGCTCGTAAACATCATCAAGTAATGAGTGCCAATACATTGTCGCTTCAAACGCTTTTGCTTCTCTGCGTTTAAGGTCATTCAATGAGCCTAGCTCTTTAGGAAGTCTCATGATTTTTTGCCAGCACCCATCATATCTGCTGAATTATATGTTTGACCAAATAATGTAAACGTCTGGCCTCGTTTTTTACCACCTGATTTAGCTTTGTTGCCCATAGGTGTTGCTGCCGCAAGCATAGAACGTGTACCTAATCCACCCCTAGACAATGCTTTAAGACGTTTTTCTTCGTCTTCAATTTCTTTATTCAAAGCAACTTTTTGCCTAGCTGTTACTGCGAGTTCTTCAGCAGTTGGTTCTGGCATTTTAGGTCGTTTTAGTAATCCCATTATGCTTCCTCACATATTTATATAACTGATAGGGCGTTAATATAAACGGATTATTTATTCCTAACAACTGTTTAGCTAATCCAGTACAAGTATTTAAAACAAACAGTCCTTTAATTGGTGGTCGTTGCTTAAATTTTAACAATTTATAGGATTTTCCTATAATAAGATTTTTCCATAAAGCTAATTCTAACCTGTCATGCTGTCGTGATACAACCATATACGCGCCATTCTCAGGCTTTACTACAAAACAATGACGTATCTCTTTGTTTAAAAAGCGACTCCACCAATGACCATCATCATCCGTAAATAAAATATAAAGTTCAGAAGACACTAAAATTTACTTTTGCTGTAATTGGTTTAGTAAATCCAGTACGTCTTAATGCTTGACGGCCCTCTCCTTCGCCTTGTAAAGCATATTCAAGTGCTTCTACAGGGTGTGAATATTCATTTTTATCAGGTTCATCAGTATATCGTTCATTGGATACCTGTACCCTGCGATAACAAAAGCCACCTTGTAGCCCTTTGCGAATCATTGAGGCTTTAGGTAGTACAGTAAAACGTGGCTTACCATCCATACACATCTCTTTCATAGGCACTTCTAGGGCTGCTCTGCGTTTTAGAGGGTCATTAGATTGAGTAGGATGACAGGGTATTCCTGCTGCACGAATTATTTGAAATGGTGTATCAGAATTAGACTGGTTTTTATTATTACCCGATGGGTCACCCCAGCCTTTAAACGTACAATTAGGGTAATGTTCTTCAATGTAGCGTTTTAACGTAGGCGCAAAATCTACAGCACCACTATCTGTACACACCAGTTCATCAAAACAAATCCACCGCCCTATTGCTGTTTTCTGAATAAACGCACAGGCTGGTGTTCGTCCAAAGTCAAAGCCTAAAACAATAGGAATGTCTTTATCTGGTTTAAAATCCAGGTGCTGACAGTGTACTGAATCAGTATACATGGGGTGTACAGGTTTACCATTAGATACAAAGCCGTATTCGTTCGCCAGATTAACCTTTATCCAATCATTATCCTTACCGTTCATACCCCTTTTGTAGTAATCAGATGGTAGGTTTATCAGGTTTTCGGCATTATCGTTTAACTTCCAACTCTCACCATCCTTAAAAACACCACCAGCCTGACGATAAAACGCCCATCCTTCGGGCCTTTCTATCTCAGCAATCTTAAAATACCAATGGTCTTCATCAGGTGCGTTAGTATCACCAATAATGCCATGATGTGTGGGTCTACCACCCTCCTTATTCGATGGGTATCTACCATGTCTCAGGTCTAACATATCCAAAACAGCCTTGGAATGTTCCTTAACCTCGTTTAACCACACCCATGTAGTCTGTATACCCCTAGCCTTCTTAACGTGTTCTGGTCTATCAAAGGCTATAAATATAACGTCACAATGTACCTGTGTGCCATCCTCTAAATTAAACCGTATATAATGAGTAGGTGGTTCTTTATTACCTTGTTTGAAGTCTCCTAGCTCACCATGTATTTCCAACCAATCCTTAATCGTAGTAGAAAATAACTCACTATACGTGTTCCTAGCCGCTATAACCCTAGATAAACGAACACCATTATTCTTATGACCTTTTTGTTTAACAGGCTCTTGTTCGCACATTAAATCAAACAATTTAAGAATACATTGAACCGTCTTACCAGAACCTAAAGGCCCCATGATAAAAGAATTACGCTCCCTACAATCAGAAAAATCCTGCAACACCTTACCCTGTGGCATAAGATTGTATTCAATATTCATTCAATATCACCCTTTCTTACCAAACGTAAATGTGGCCCTTCTAAAAACTCATCAACAGCATCAACAAATTTTTGAGACGGATAAGTAATCGTTACACTACATAAACAAGCATTACATTGAAATATCGAAATATGGTCTACATCAGGACTGCTATCTTCGTAATCAACAAAACCATCTAAATTTTCTTTATTGCCACAAACATAACAAGATATAGTCATTTAATTGATACTCGGAAAATCACTCCACATAAGGGTTTGCGCCTTAATCCATCCATAAGTACACAAGAGCTACTAAAGACACTACTAACTAGCTTCCAGTTTCAAGACAGGCTTCCATACCTCAACAAAAGACTGACATTCGTCATTGGGGCAAGTAAGGTTAGTTACCATGAGAAACAAATCGTCTCGGCAATCTTCCTCATCAACATCATGGTCTCCACCCCATATAAGCTCATTGTTGCAATGCAAGCATTTCATTAGTTTAACAACACCTTTTCCGTGTTCGTTTCTACTCGTCTGTATCAATCTCTTCTTCTTCAACCGTACCATCATAACGCTTGCGCTGAATAGAAACAGTCAAACCACCATCAGCTTCAATAGTCGTGGCCTTTAATCTCGGTTCTACAAACTCACCTACACGAACCCAAGCATCCACAGAACGCGATAAATCAGCCGCTGTGCCGGTTTCTTGCGCTAACTCATGCAATTGGTTAGCTGCCTCAGCAGCACGCAATATGGGGTTAAAATGCTCTCCATACATCTCTTTTAAACGCGAATGAAGAAACTTCTTATTTCGATTGGGACATCCTAAACGTGATGGCATTAAATAATCCTCAATTTTTTTTTGAGCTGGAGGCTACAGGGTTCTGCGCCGCGCCTTCGGGAAGGGGGGGGCCGCCTGCGCGTGCGTGTGAATCGTTGCCAAAAATTAAATCGTAATTGTCTCGGAATCGTTGCCGACTCTCCGCGGTTGACTTTCGGGCGTGGGCTCCTTTCCCTCCGTTCTTCTCTGGAAAATGTCGGTCGATGTCTGCTTTTGGCAGTTGGTCCAGATAGCCTTTACCCATGCGCTGCACTTTGATAGTAAACCATTGACCGGATTATATCTTTTGTAACACCCGACAATCAATACCTCCGTATGCTGTATAAATGTACAGTTTGTTTGCAATACGATAATAATGCTATAATAACCTCAGTACACAGGGAGGAGCGGACGATGAAAAAAAACGGAGTAAAACTAAACGAGGTTTCCAGCCTATCGAGGAAAGAAACCAAACTTAATAAGAAACTGAGCAACAAAAAACTTAGAAGACATAACAGGAGATTATCATGGAATATGTAAACGATAGAGAAATGGCTTGGGCAGAAAAGCGCTTATCAGAGAAAAATTGGTGGGCATCATGCGAGCAGCCCATAATTAAGAAACTTGCCGTTTATTCATTGGCGCATTGGGATGATGGATTTGATACTTTTAGCGAATGTTATGCGCTTAGTGAATGGCAAGAGTTTGTGGGCAATTTCGGAAAACCTTTTGCCACCTACGAAGACGCACTTAACGAACTGAAAGCAGACGCCGCCCGAATTGTAGAGCAGCGAAGCTATGCCGCGAACGAGTATTAGAAACTTGCCTGATGAGGGGCGTGGGAGCGCCCCGAAATCCCCTCTGGATAGCAAGATCCATTTCATAAATAACGGAGCTTTAAAAATGAAAATAGTTATTCGAGAAAAACACATTTACGGCAACCCCGTTTACTATCCTGTTTGTTCCGTCGCTCGACGTTTCACCCAGTTAACCGATACTAAAACTTTAACCCCTCACGCTTTGCGCGTCATTCAGTCCCTAGGATATGAGATAACGCTAGAGCGCAGCGACCCCGACTTTCTACGGAGTGCTGCCAGTGTTTAGCCTAGACTATCAACTCTTAACCGCAATGGATAAGTTAACCAATGAGCAGCTAAAACAACACGGCTTGCTGCGTACGCCTTGCGGTCAGTATCTACCATATAACCCCGAACCCGAGCAGCACGACTTATTGCACCATCAACTCGACTTATATTCTAACACACCCAGTTCGGCAAATCGTTTGCCGGGCGATAACCCGGAGAGTACATCATGAGAATTGGCAGGATTATAAAAGCACGAGGCATTGGCCGGATTTGGAAAGCCAAAGACATTTCAGTTTGGAAAGATTCGCAAGGATTCTATGACGCGACACACCCGAGCGCCGGATATCTTATCGACTGGGAATATTTTGAAACCAGAGCAGCGGCGATAAAGGAAGCAACCGCACGATTAAAAGCGCAAGAATTTGAGAGATTTACAACTTACGAATTAATCAAAGAAGAGCGTAAGCGATTATCGAAAGCTTGATTTTATCGGCTAGCGCCGCCACGCGGCGTTATGCGATGCAATCCGGCATCAATTCATAAAACAGGAGTATCAAATGAAATCATACCCAATTTGGAATCAAGTCACCGCATGTATTTATAAAAGCGGGAAATCTTGGGGCGCTCGCAAAGATGCGCTAGTCTCGGTTTTTGTGGGGACTAGCAGGCGCAATTCCCATGCATTTGTTGAGCATTCTACCACGCACCGCGAACACCCCAACGGCGTGCGAGAGTATCGTTTCCATGTAAACGGCGCTTGCATTAAGCGTGCTTTGCTGTTTCCGAAAAGCGATAGCCTTTTATTTATCCGCCCATTGGACGAAATCGAAGTCTATACGACCGCCGGACAAACTACGATACAAAAGACCGTAGATTGCGCCCACCAATAACCACAACCCACGCCGCTACGGTCTCGTTTCCGTGGCGGCTTTTTAAACTGGAGTATATAAAATGGAACTAGAACAAACGACACGTAACGATGACCTGTGGGAAGACCGCTTCACGGTGCTAACAGTCCACTGCTTAGTTTGCGATGATATATTTGAAGAAGCTGTGCCGTCTATTCAAGCATGCCCCCACTGTAATAACGAAGACATGCAGCGAACTGTTTATTTAGAATGGAGTATATAAAATGGAACTAGAACAAAACGAACATTGGCAAACCAAAGCACGCGGAACCAATGAAAACGAGTATGAAGCTTATCTTGCTTTCGCTGATGACGGACAAGGAAACGATTTTACGACCGGCGAGCCCCTCAAAACTTTTGACGAATGGCTTAACTCATAATTGGAGAATAATATGATTTATACAACTTTTCCGTCCGTGTTTAGTACGGACACAATAAAACTGGAACGCATCGACGCAGACAGCGGACACGATGGAGTCACTATCACAATCACCCACAAAACCGACAAGGGCGAAACCGATGAACACGCGTTGAACTGCTTTGCTCCAATCGACGGACACATAGCAATAAGGCATAAGGTCGATGGAACTGTTCCTAATAAAGTTAGAGTAAAATCCGAGGATTGGGTTTGCCTTACTTCAGAACTGGCAGATTTAGCTTTATCCTACAAATGCCACAATCGTTTTAAAAAGCAAAACAATGGCGTTGGGTATACCGATGAAGCGCAAAAGTATTTTCATGACCTATTAGAAGAGGTCGAAACCATGTTAAACCACGCCGGAGTCCACAAGGGAGAATGATATGAATCAGCAATATCAGTTATTGGAATATTTGAAAATTAACCATTGCATCGAACCATTGCAAGCGCTTGACGAACTAGGAATCTACCGACTAGCCGCCGTTATTCATGATTTGAGAAATAAGATTGGACATGACATGATAACGACTGAGCGCGTCAATGTTAAAAATCGTTATGGTAATTCAGTATCGATTGCAAGGTATTGGCTTGACCCAAGCATAAGCTGACGGCCTACTCCGGTCGTATGAAGCAGGCCTAGCCCATGCCTGTAGCGCAAAATGGGCTTTAAAATGGAATATCATCATCAAATTTCTGACCTGTATCATCTTCCACTGGCGCTGGTTCATCTTCCACTGGCGCTGGTTCATCCGCCAGGATTTCCGCTTTAGCCCAGAATACGCGCGCATTACCAACATAAGGCGCTTCCTTACCAGCTTGGCGCTCATCTTTTGACAAGGCAATTTGAATACCCCCATGATTATCAAACTTATCCTTTTTGTTTGGTGATAACCACAAGGTTAAATCACATTCTTTGCCGCCGTTTTGCTTGGCTATAAAACGTGACTTGTCTAACTTCATAACGTCAATCGTCAAACTAATGCCCATTCTCTCAATACCCAACTTATCCATTTCCATTAAATCTCTCCACTTCATCACTTACTTCGTTTAAAACGGCTATAGCTTCAGCCGTCAGTTTATCTATAAATTCATCATCACGTTTAACCAACACAATAAACGCCGGTAAGGACGGATGATAAGACATGAAATACCATTCTGATAATCCAGTAACCGCCATGCTACCTTGCACTTGCTGGACATACTTGACAGGCAATTTACCACCACGCATATACGAAACGTGTGTTTTAGCTAACGGACATTTGATTTCAAGACCGCACACCCTCATAGTTTTGTTATCCATAACAAGCGCATCAGGCGAGCAGCCCCAATCCATATCAATGCTGGTAATAAAACCGCACGTTTGAACAAGACTTTTTTGATTAAAAGAAAAATACTGCCTAGCTTCATCTTCCAGTTCCTGCCCACGCACCATTGCATCGGTCATGGTAAAACCCTCGTTAACAACAATGCCAGCAGACTTCATCAACCGTTCAGCAATCAACTGATTTACAAGACCAACAGACTGCGTTGACTTTTTACCGACTGACGTAACTAACTTGTCAAAATTACTAGCCGACAATACACCGAAGCGCGACTCCAACCACGCCTCAGTGCCTTGAGCATTTTTATCAACAGTAACATTTCTCATATCGTCAATCATGCTTTTACCCTTGTCTTGACTTTTGGCTTAATTTCATAAAACTGCTCGCTCGTCATAGACTCTATCGATTCAATCCCTTTAGACCGAATCCATTTCTCAAATGCTTTCATATCTTTTTCCGAGTTTAGCTCTTTTTTGAGCCACTCAATTTGAGCAATGGTTATTATTTTTTTAGGACGCAGCATAGCCGACTCTGCATCATCGTCGACTTGAGGAATTCCTGCGATAGCCGCTAATGAATATCGGCGAGAATAGGTAATCGCAGCGCCTGCAGATTGGGGGTCCTGCTTAGATAGCGGCAGCACAAACTCATTTTCAATCCACTCCCCCGAACTATGCATCAATCGCGTGCATACACCCACGCCACGTTCATTACTTACAGGAAATTGTGTGTAAGCTAAACCATGGCTTGTGAATGGCTCTTTGATGCACTTAATAACAGACGTTAAATCAGCATAATTAGACTTAAAAAATGGGTTCTTGCTATCCATGACAGCACCACCCATTTCGTTTTGTGCGTCAAGTAATGCCGCAGCTAAATTCTCAATAGATTCACTTGCTTTCATCTTTATTCCCCTCCCTTAATCTTTCACATTTCCAGACACGAACACCATTTACCAAAAAACCATCTTCGTTTTTTTCCGTAACTGTTCTTTGCCTAGGCTGATATCCTTGCAATCTAATCTGCGCCGACAACCCCCTAGCTTCGTCCGTATCTTTACAGAAAACCGAATGCCCTCGGCCCATTTGTCTTGCAGTTCCCGAATACTTGCCATGCCCTTTAGCACTATCAAGAGGAACATTTTTATCTATTTTCATCATGCCTAGCCCTCCTTTCATTGACCGTACTCCAAAAATCAGCAATCTGCTGCCGGGCATACTCAGCACCATAACCATCATAGTATTCATCCGACTGACCCATTCTTACCTCATGCAGATAAACAGCGTCATACTCGCCACGCTCAAAATCACTCATATTATCGAATGAATCCCCGAGACATATTCTAGACAACCTATCTGCTGCATCGTGCAAAGTGATTTCTTTCCACTTTCTTTTAACTCGTAACTTCTCGTTATAATCTTCTAACATATTAATTCTCCAAAATGCCGTCCTTGGCCGCGAAGTCCATAGCATTATTATCGCCGATAACATTTCGCATTGCAAACCCGGATAGCAAAAACTATAATAAAAACTCCAACGGACGGAGAAATCAAATGGATATTGAAAAATCACTCAGGCATTACATGGACAAGCATCAAATGACCCAAGCAGATATAGTAAAGACAGGCGCTTGTGCGCCAGCCACCATATCGCTAATCATTAATAAACAACGCGGCGCTAAACTTGAAACAGTACAGGCGTTTGCAGAAATCTTTAACGTGCCTGTATCGGAATTCATAAAACGCGGAGAAACTAATGAGCGACAAACACCCCGAACAGCAACCTAGCTATTATGCTGTAATACCAGCGAGTGTTAGATACTGTTCCAACTGCACGCCAAACGCTAAACTCTTATACGGAGAGATTGGCGCATTGGCTAACAAACATGGCTATTGTTGGGCAACAAATGGATACTTCGCTAAACTATACGGAATATCTAAACCCGAAACGATTAGCCGATGGATTGCACAACTTAAAAAAGCCGGACACATTAGCGTTGAACACCAGCGAAACGCACAATCCGAAATAGTAAAACGATTAATTCGAATAAACCCACTTGACGAAATCATCAACCCCCCTACCGATAATAGTCAAGATGGGGTTGACGAAATAAGCAGAGATAATATACAAGAGGAATATAAGTATATACCTTTTGAATCGTTTTGGAGTATTTATCCTAGACGAGAGAATAAGAAGAAGGCAAAGATAACTTGGGAAGCGTTGAAAGTAGATGAAGTATTAATGAGTAAGATTGCGTTCCACATTGAGCAGCGACTTACAGTGGGAAACTGGAAATCCGAACCGCAATACATACCCCTGCCGACTACATTTTTAAATGGAGAACGCTGGGAAGACACCATAACACCAAAAGGGAATGGCAATGGAAAAAGTAAATCAAGTCTTAGAAGGTCTGACGTTATCCAAAGAATTACAGACAGGTCATGGGCAGAGTGACCACATCAATAGTGAGGACAGGAGCGAGTATATTGACGTTATTAACCGTGTTTTTGGCATACTTGAGGTCAACTATCACAATCAGTTTTTTAGCGCTTACGATGGCAACCATTTAGATATGGCAAAGAAATTATGGCTATCTAAACTTTCGTCTTATTCCCCTGAAGTAATACTCAAAGCCACTGATAATCTTTTGACTACGAGTGATTACCTTCCAACGATTAACGCCATGATAGAGGCATGCAAAGCATTGACAGTAACTAAGGCGCTGCATCGAACCTATGAAGAACCTCTGCTAGAGAATATACCTTCTGAAGCGAATGTACGAGAAAACATCGATGCTCTTAAAGATTTATTTAAGGACTAATTATGGGTAAACAAACATATATCTTTAACGACCATTCTCTGCAACTTTTTAAAGAAGATGTTGACCGATTATATAAAGAGCATAAATTTTTAACTTTTAAGTATGTAACAGGACAAACCAGAACCCTTAAACAACAAGGCGCAATACACGTTTACTTTAGACAAGCTGCGGCTGTATTAAATGACCATGGTTTGTATCAAACAATTGATAGTAAATTTTTAAACGAACCACTAGAAGTTCCATGGACTGAAGATAGTTTTAAGGCATTTTGGAAAACCATTCAAAAAGCTATGTTTAATATTGATAGCACTGAAAATTTAAAGACTAATCAGGTATCTGAAGTTTATGATGTTATTAATCAGTTGCTTTCAACAAGGGTGGGTGTACACATACCATTTCCTAGCAAGGAGTTTATATAAATGAAACGTGAAGCGTGTGACCAATGGATGTCTAAAGTTGTTAGATTAAAAGCCAAAAATACGTGTGAGGCCTGTGGAAACATGGATAGGCAGATGCACAACTGCCATGTTTTTTCTAGGAGCCGCAAATCTACGCGATGGAGTTTGTACAATACTCTGTGTATGTGCTCATACTGCCATATGCACTACACTGGAAACCCTATTGAGTTTACGCAATTCTTAAACAAATACTTAGGGCCAGCGCATCTTGAAATATTACAAGAAAAAAGCAATGTGCTAATGAAAACCACTAAAGCGTTGCGTAAAGCAATAGCTGGACACTATAAACACGAATATAAAAAGTTAGAAGCTAATCCAGACTATGAACCTGTAAGCTGGAACTAATTACTTTTTGTTTTTCTTTTTAGGTGGTCTGCCTTTTTTTGTACCGTATGTTCCTTTTCCTTGAGGCATTATTTTTTCATCCTTTTCTTAAATCCACGTTTCATATTAGCATATGCTTCTGGAGTAATAGTTGATTTCTTTTTACTCCTGCTAATACCTTTCTTTTTTCGTTGATTAATATTGTAATACAAACCTTTCATATATCACCATTTTACACGATTAGCCCAATACGCAGCAGACATTTTACCACGCGCTATATTCTTACGATGTCTAGCTTTAAACGAACGTGAACGTGCCGTATTTTGTCTATCACCAGTTACACCTTGCTGCCCAAATCGAATAGTCTTTTGTTTACCACCATCACTAGCCACAACAACATGGCTTTTTGTTGGATGATTTGGTGTGCGTTTAGGTTTGTTAACACCCGATACACCAATTCGTTTTAATAAACTTTTCTTTTCTGCCATTACATGATACCTTTACCAAGCATATTTATTTCCTCCAATGATTGCCCCTTCGGGGGCTTTTTTATTGGTACTTTCCATAACGAATCATGTTAGTTAATTCTTCTGCACGTTTGCCAACCTGTGATGCCCACCTGGACTTCATAAACTCATTAGCAGCTAAATGATAATCTTTGTCATGCATAGCTTGCAAGGCGTTAGTAAACTTTCGTAATACTGTCTGTCCAAGATTAAAACTTATATCAATCATAGCATCTCTGCGTACATCATCAAGGTTATTAAACCACTCGTACTCTTCCGATAACTCACCAATAACTCTGAATATATCATTCATTAGCATCTGGTCTATTTCACCATCGGTAAGTCCTATACCGGACTCTGATATGTTGCGTCCAACACCTATTGTTTCAAATCCATTAGAGCATTTATAAACGTGTTTTCGTACACCTTCATGTTTGCGTAACATTATTTTAAGTTGATTAAAACGTGTCATTTGCCAACACCTTTTATTCGCTCATAACTTCTACCACCCGACAATCCCAACATACCCAAAAGAATCGGCATCATAACTGACGCATCAGCTTGAGGAATTATTACACCAAACCCTGCTGCAATTGGCGATACTAGAAAATTGATTGCTAACGCAAGTACGCAAACATAACCGCAAAGTGGTCTCCAAGACGCTTGGAACCAGTTGCCCTTTGCATCAGCTTTTAACACTTCTATCTGCGCCATCATTATTTCTTGATGGTGTCGTTCAGATAATGTAGCTATGTCATGAGCCAGCTTTGCTTTTTCGTCAGCATCAGGAATAAACTTATCTAACAATCCTGCTACTGGGCCTATCAATGCTTGCAACATTTTAATCTCCCTTTGCTACTTGTAAGAAGTCCATTATTGCCACAAGAATAGAAAACAATGTAGCTGTAGCACCGCCCATCCATTTAAACCATTTCATAACTTGATTGGCTATTGCTTCATCTGATTGTTTTTTTGCACGTTCTTCTGCGGCTCTTACTTTTTTACACTGACTTTGAAACTTTAACCAATCGTCATATAGGTTAGGTCTGCCAGCATATATCATCCATTCTCTTATCCATTCTTCTTGCTTGCGAAGTTTCTCTAACTCCATAAAGTTTTGCAGTTCTGTCTTTCTTCCTTTCTTTTTACTTCGTCTTGCAATTAAACTTTTACAATTAAAGTATGTAGCACACGATTCGCTTACGTCATAAAACTCCCTGCCATTTTGCAAGGCTGATTTAATTGTAGCAAATGCTTGGTTTGCTTGTTGTATTTCTTCAAGCACACTACTTTCTACTCATGTATGCAGTTGCCCCAAAGTACGCACCACACACACTCGCCTGTGCAATATAAAATAAACCTAAAAGGTCAGACAATGCGTTAACTCTAGAGTCAGGCATTATAGGTGACATAAGGAATATAGAAAATAAAACCATAGAAGCCATAGCAACCCACGCCATTTGTTTTTGTGAATCGGCTTTTTCTTCTCTTAGTTCTAGTTCTACCAGTTGTTGATGACGTTCTATTTCTTCGTCTGTTACTGTGCCATCTTGGTCTAAATCGTACTTTGCGTACTTACTGGTTATTTGTAATTGTTTTGGCATATCCATCTACCTCAACTTTGTTAGGGTCAACAAAGGCTGGTCTACAAAACGCTAATGCTGGCTTATAGTTTTCCTCTCGTTTAGTTAAAACTCTTGCTATGTGTACGCATTGTTTTTGATTAATAAAATAATTAGCAACACGCTCACTATCATCAGGCGTTAGCTGCACAATCAAAGCAAAGACGATAATCTCCATTCACTCTATTTCGACCCACTCTTTCTTTGATTCATCCCACTCATACATCAGGTCATCATCAGGCATGGGGGTGGGTGGTTCCCACAAACAAGTGTCTTCATTAAGTGTCCAACTAGGAAAAGGTTTAGGCGCATAAAAAGCATCTCGCCCTGTGTCATAGGTATATCCAACACCAGCATAGTTTTTTCTTAAAGGCACACCGCCATCCGCATACGGCTGCTGCGTCTTATAAGTTGACGAAGGATTATCATCCTCATCGTATTCTTGGATAGTAACTTCTTCCCAACCGTAGTGAATATTACCGCTAGTGTTATAACTTGTTTGCACCCACTTCACGCCTTTTTCGATTGGCAACGAATCAATGTAATCTTGTTCAGCAACAATGACTTCAATAACTTTTCGACTTTTAACTTTTGCAAAATGTGCCATATTTATGCCGTTGTAAATGTGCCGCTAGATAAAAATGTATGATAAGTGTAGCCGCCAGTTGAAGTGACTGTTCCACCCGATGCGGTCTGCGTTCCTTGATAACGAATGACCACGATGCCAGAGCCTCCTGCCGCGCCTATGTTAGCGTCTATTCCTCCGAGAGAGAATCCCCCACCGCCTCCACCGCCCCCTGCGGTATTAGCCGAGGCGGCCGTTGCAGCAATTACTGGATTAGCCTGACCAAGAGCTTGTCTTCTATAATCAAATTGACCGCCATTTCCAGACCCATTATTTCCAGGCCGAGCTTGACCTTCTCCGCCAGCAGATGTGCCTTTGTATGCCCCTCCACCTCCACCACCTGCGTATTTGTTACTAACCGAATTTAATGTTACGGCTCCCCAACTAGCCTGTTTCGCAGCACCGCCATACCCACCGTAAGCCGAATCGGCTGGAAAACCCGACCAAGCAACAGCCGCTTCTGGAAAACCAGTATCAACATCTGCACCGCCCCCACCGCCTCCACCATCTTGCGAGCCTGCCTGGGCGCCAGTACCGCCATTATTTCCCTGCCCTGTGGTGGCCGTCCCGACCGAGCCTGACCGTGTAGCACCGCCCCCCGACCCACCATTTAGGCCATCATTAGAAGTTGCCAAGGCGTTACCGCCCCCGCCCCCGCCAATCGCTGTAAGGGTGGTCAACCCTGTTCCCGACAAAACAGAATTTGAACCATTGTTTCCTTGAAAGCCTGTGTTTGAAACCGCAGCACCGCCAGCCCCTACGGTTACAGTAAATGCTGTTCCCCCTGCTAGTGTTACATTGGTGTTATTAATCATTCCCCCCGCGCCCCCGCCAGCACCCCGGCCAGGCCCACCTGATGCGCCTCCAGCACATACCAGCAAATCGGCAACAATGTCAGGCCCAACACGCTTTCCGCCTCTGGGAATAGACGAAAAGATTGATGCGTTTAAGTGGGCAAGTGTCATGCGATTAATGCAAAGATGTTAGATGCAGTTGTAGACGTAGACTTAACTCTAGTTACACCGCAAATAAAATAGAAATTGTCTGGAACAGGCACAGTAATTGTGTCACCGTTTTTGGTAATAACAACAATGTTTCCTGCTGTTCCAATGTACAAACCAATCGCTGTATTTCCCGTTCCTACGTTGTCTGAACCGTCACTAGGGGTAACGGATACCCATGTACTTACGGCACCGTTTAAGCTGGCTCCTACGCCTTCATACGGATTACTCATTTCGTGGACTCCCTTCGTAAAATCAATAAAACTTCTTTAACGTCTAATTTGGTTTCTCTCGTAACCTCTTCGATTCGCTCAGTCTTACTAGCAAGACGAATAACTTCGTCTTCCAATGTGTCTATTTTTTCCTCATGCTTCTCTAGCGTTTTGTGGTTGCGGTCAATGTCATCTGTGTTACTTTCTGCCGTTGCACTTAGAGTCGCATAACTAAAAATTGTTGCTGCTGCTACGGTTGCAACAGGTAGTACATTGGTTAACATTTTCATATCCATTACTTAGCCACCCATCCTGTATTGCTTGCTCCAGATTCTTTAACGTACAAACAAGTATTTGAGCCACCATTATTCCTGTGCCATACACTACCAATACCAGCAACTACGACTGATTCTGGCGTACCAGCACCGCTGCCTTCGTAAAATATTGGGAATAAAGTAAAGTCTAGTTGCGTAATATTGTCGGTTCGATAGTTATCCTTAACTATGCCTGTTGATGCGTAAGTCTCTGCCGTAGCACTTTGCGCTATCCAATACGTTTTATAACTGCTACCGACTACGTTGGTAATTGTTAAACCTTGCACTTGGTAGAAAGAAATAACCCCTCGATTAGATGATGTATCACCCGACCCTTTTGTGTCGTAAGTCTTGATGTTGTCGATGATTACTCCGACAGAATCCTGTGCGTACACGCCAGCCTGATAGGTTTCATAAAACATACAATTAGCGACAGTAATAGAACGGCTATCAAATATTTCCACACCGTAGCTTTTAGCTTGTTTGACAGTAAGATTGTTTAGAATAATATTGCCTGTTCTATGTAGCTCTACTGCATCAATCTCATTTGTATCTGTTAAGAAATTATTAACATTAATATCATGTAAGCAATATCGAACAACTGGCGTACCACCTGAGTTACCCACAGGTGCATCCTCAGAAATAAATTTAATGTTGTTTCCGCTAAGAGAGTAAATAGGAAATGAACCGTTGAATCCTGCTGCCGTTCCACCGTCAATATTAATCCAGCCATCAGCAGTGAATAACGTGCCGCTTACGGCTTCGCCTAAGTCAACTGTTACCATCCTCACCGTAACATTGGCTGTACCAGTTGGCGCAACATTTATTGTTTCATCCGCTGCTGTGACATTGGCTGCTGCTCTAGTCCAACTTACTGTGTTTTCTGCGCGTAACCCATACCCACAGTTAATCGCCTTACAGTTTGCTAGTGATGAATTTCGTTGTGGCGCGTGTAGCCTAAAACCCATGTTTGAGCAATTTAATGCTTCGCAGTTTGTAACTAGCGCACCAGGGTTATAAGCTAAAGAAAAACCATTGCCAAATGAATTGCCATTTGCTGTGCAGTTAGTCATTTTAATCTGCGGTGCAAGACAGTAAAACCCGTTGTCGTAGTTCCAATCGTGCGCTTCACATCCATCAACCACTACATTTGTGCCGCTAATGTAATAGCCTGTTGCTGATGAGTTAACTGCATTATCAGTAAGCATCGTGTAGTCACAAGCGATGGACATTCCTCTGGGTGTGCCAGTGTTGCCATTAGCGTTCCAACTATCTGCGTTAAATACAGTGCAATTCTCAATTCTGTTTTGTTCAAGGTTGGTAAACCCTGTTCGCGTTCCATCGAATACAAACCCAGACCAACCATCTTTAAAGTAACAATTCTTAATCTGGCTTCTTGTAGCGTATTTGAAATAAATACCACCAATGCCCTTATTGGTAGTTGTTACCGCACCATCCGCCACGGCTGTTGAACGTTTACCATGAAAGCCAATATTCTCAACTATCATAGAATCATTGCCGCTTGCTGCATTATCTTGATAGGCTTGGTTAATCAAGATAGAGGTATTCAATGTAGTTAGTGTTACTGCTGCGTCATCACCACCTTCTTTTAAAATAGATGCTTCAACACCATCGCCAAAAAAATGTGTGGATGATTTAATTCTCAGGCTAGTGTCAATTCGATACGTTCCTGCTGGAAGATATACACGCCCTGCTTGGTCTAGTGCTAATTGAATAGCAGCACTATCATCAGTCGTACCGTTTCCTACCGCACCAAAATCTTTAACATTAGCTGGTGCGCCAAAAATCATCCTGTTATGTGCTTCTGTTAGTGCCATAACTAGCTTCCCAAGGTTGGTTTCTTGTCTGGAAAATCAGCGGTTCCTGTCCACGCTCTTAGCGCCGTTCGATAGGCGATTACTTCATCTCTAGTTGCGCCTCTAAACTTTCCATAATCAGATGTCTGACTCACAATATCTGTTGCTTCTAATTCAATATTGCGCCACGCTGTTGCGTTTAATTTAATTTCATCATCTGTTAAAGCTGGCTCTGCAATTAATTCATACGACCCACCATCTTTTGTAATGTCTTTACAAAAATCCTCGGCAGCAATAATTTCATTAGTAGTGCCATCTTTATACGTAATTTTGTATCTAGCCATTTGTTACACCATATCCACTGGAAAAATTAAAACGGCCCCATCACCACCAGCCCCCGATATTACGGTTGATCCATATGATGCTCCACCACCAGCGCCTAGTCCTCCTGCTCCAGCAAAACATGGAGTAGTTCCACTGGCACAAAAACTTGCGCCACCCTGAAAAGGGCTTGCTGGTACTTGGCCGTAAGACGTAAAATTTATATATGGATATGCCGAACTAAATGCCCCTGCTTGAAGCTGTTGATTTCCATAAAATGACACACTGCCAGAATCAAGAAGATTTGCCTGTGGGGCATAATTAGAAATAATATCAAAAGGTGCCATTGTAGGTTTTGCCGACTTACCATTGTAAGGAGAATTGGTATAATCTGTTCCCGTTACCAATGCGCCTGTTGGATAATTTAACATTCCACCGGCTGCGCTTTGAAAACCATTAGATGTGCCAGCTCCACCCTTGTTTCCTGTAGACCACAAGCCAACACCTCCGCCACCCGACACATTATAATTTGCATTAGAACAATCACCCCCAGCACCGCCAGTGTTATTGCAAATGTTACCTCCTGATGCAGCCCCACCAGCCGCGCCTGTGGCCGTTCCTGAACTAGCAGACACTCCTCCAATTCCTCCAAAAGCTGACATCGTAGTTATTCCTGACCCCGAAAAAGATGAACTACTACCGGCTGCACCAGCAAGTGTTGACTGTTTGCGAGCACCGCCAGCACCTATCGAAATAGTATATGCAACAGATGACAGAAGCGTTAATAAACTAACAGCACAACCACCAGCACCACCGCCCGTTGACCTATTAGAAGAAGAGTGTTGAGTCGCTGCGCCTGACCCACCTCCGCCAACAACATACACATAGGCTTGCATTGAGTATGGTGGCGTCCATGACTGTGAAGCAAAAAAACCTATATTTGGTAATGCTCGTCCTGCTGTGTTGTTTCCTAAAATTGCCATTCTATAATCCTCAGAGAGTTGCCCACCCGATTGTATCGTCCGTATAAACCATCTGGACTGCATTACCAGTTGGGAGTGTTCCATCTGCTGCTACCGAATCTATTGGGCTAGAATTTCTAGCAATTGTTACTGTTGCTGCTCCAACATTTTTGATAATTACTGTATTGCCAACATTACCGCCAGCAACATTCGCTGTAGGTAACGTAACCGTAAAAGGTGTGCTTGCGTGATTGCAGATAATCTGGTCTTTGTGAACTAATTGATACGTTGTCGTTTTAACAGCCCATTCGTTATATGCACCGCCTACGGTAGCAAATCCCAAAGTCCCAGACCCATCCGTAGTTTGTAAAACCTGACCAGACGAACCAACGGCTGCTGGTAGCGTCAATGTATAAGATGTAGTCGTTGCAGCCGCTTGTAATGCTGCGTACTGTCCTCCAGATGAATCTTGGAGTCTTAGGTCACCTTGGGCCGTAATATCTACCTGAGTGAAACTAGGAGCTGTATCTACATTAACTGTTACATTCCCTGACGTACCACCACCGTTAAGATTAGTACCAGCCGTTACACCTGAGATACCTTCAAGGGTTGTAACATTTCCGATAAACTTTCTAACTTCAATACCAGAATTTAAAGGTGGTGCTTCCGTAAAGGTTAAAGTTGTTCCAGACACAGAGTAAGTTGCTACAGCTTGCATTACGCCATCAATTGAAATTTGCAAAAACTCTTTAGCCGTAATCGTGTCAGTCAATGTAAACGCTGTTGTTGAACCATTCCCTGTAAACGTGTCAATGTTTAAAACTGTAAACGTACTGTTTGCGCCAGAATACGCAACCGCTTCTACAGCACCAGTTGATGTAAAGCCAGCCAACTTACCAGCCCTATCTGTTGCTTTAGGCAACTCCATACTAATTGTATTTATATCAGCTAGTGGTCTTCTTATAGACCGTTGCCCATTTGTCTGTTCTTCCTGTAACGCTATGTATAGTTTGTCAAAGTCACCATTAACATCTAATGCTAAAAAGTCACCACTGTTTTGATAGTTGGTTGTTCTAGCAATTGGCATATCTAAATAAATAGAAATAACATCACCTGTTGTTGCACCAACTACAAGCGTTACATTACCGCCATAGCTTCCTATTCCCGATAGTGTATAATCATTACTACCACCTAGCGTTAGCGTTGTACCATTCTTTAATACAACAATGTCTGACTCAGCTAGAGCAGTAAACGTATAGGCAAAGACCGTCTGACCGCTAGTAGCAGTGTAGTCGTTCCTTGTAGTTGCGGCTGTAACTGTCATGTTATTACCTCAAGTTTTTCGATTATACTACATTATTCTATTAATGTAGGCATTTCCTCTGGCAATGCATCTGTTGGTGCCCAGAAATAATCTACACCATAATCTTTATTGCGATATTGCATTGACCTTAAATATGACCTTTCTTTTGATGGGTCAGCCATTATCGTAAATTGATTAAACATACTTTGTTTTACTAAATTCATATACCATAAATTAGGAGACCAGTTTTTAATTGTTGTAATAACTTGTCCAGCATCTTTTCTATACAATGATTCTTCTAGTTCACCTGTTTGTATAAGTTCACCTAGCATTCTATATGGTATACCAGGAAACACTCTTATTAAATCATCTGCTAATTGTGGCGCTGGACCAGCCAGCATATCTAATAAATCACTACCATATCGTTGTTCTAATGCTGTAGAGCTTTCTGCTAATACCCCTAAAAATCCACCATTAATAATAGACTCTTTAAATAATTGTGATTGTTTTTCCCAATCTTCTGCACCTAAATACCTAGGTTGCTTGCCATCTGCTATATCTTTTACCTGTAAACCCATAAAGCCCATAGTAGTCATTGCTGCACCTAATGAGCCTAAGTATGCAACCTTATTAGTTAATGATGCTTGCGTTGCTCCACGCATTAAATGTTTTGTAATCATTGTAATCTGAAACGATTTAACCATTGACGCACTACGCATAATTTCACCACCCACTGTACCACGTTGCAAACCAGCAGATGTTATAGCACGAACTCTTGCATCCGGCATAGGAATCGCATAATCCGTTTCTGTAATTATCATTCCATGAAATTTATGTCCTGCATCTTTTGTTAAATCAGCAAACGCACTTCCATCAGGAAATACTTGTTTTTCCGTAGCGCGGAATTTGTCCCAATCTACTTCATTAATGCCATATCGGTCTAATGTTGTAAGTAATGCAGGGTCTAAATCTTTAAATGCAACATCAAAGTTATCCCCTAACATTGCTGCAAATTCCATCCCAAACGCTTTTCGTCCAGCTTCTGTCCAAGGCTCTAACCCGGAAAATCGCATTACAGCTTCCGATACCTTTGCTGCTTTGCCTATACCATAAACATCTGCATAACGATTAGCTCCACTAAAACGACCCAACCATGTATCAAATATTAAACCCATTCGACCAGCATTAATTTTATCTGCTTCGTTAGTTGGGTCTAATAAACCAATCCATCGTTTATAAACTTTCATTACAGGAAGGTTGTTATAAGCTGCTGTTGTTCCTGCTGTACCTAAATCACTAAATGACACTAACATTGCTTTGCCTAATTTAGCAGCAACAATTAAATGTCTTGCAGAATTCATCCAATCTGCCCAAGTCGGTATGCTGCTGGCATTTAACCGACCAGTAACTTCTTTAAACACAGCATTTAACATTGCTGTATTTGTGTTACCAAAATCATCCCCATATTTTTTCTTAGTTGTTGCTAACAATGCATCAAATGTTCTTTGCGGATTAGTTCCAAACACACTAATTACCGCCGTATCATTAGACATCATAGACATATAATCAGTTAATACTGTTAATACATCGCCACGACCAAATCTATTTTGATAATCTAACCAATTATCAGCCGTTTCAAAATGTAATATTCGTCGATTAGAATGTTTGCGCGATAGTTTTTTACCAACATTAGGATTACTAAAATCCGCTATACTTGATAAACCGCCTGTTTTAATACTTTCATACACTGACTCTAACACTTCTTCTAATGGTTTTTGTTTTAAAGGTTCGCCTCTGTCATCAAGCATTTTAGCTCTATCAAGTTTAGGCAATACATAATCCATCCATTCTTCCATTGTTACTGCCGATACTGCACCTGTGTCATGTTTTTGCGGCAATAACCAATCTTCCATTTTAGAAATAGAACCACCAGCATCATTAAACTGTTTTCTAATGCTATCAACTAATTCTAACCATTCGCCTGCAAACCCTTCAATTTCACCATCTTTAACTTCGTTACCCCATAAAGCGCGAACAAAATCATCTAACGCTTCACTATCTTGTGACAAACCACCTAATCGTGTTCTAAAACGACTTAATGCATCAGCAAATCCTGCTGAATTGTTTGCCATTAATACTTTGCCTAACGATTCAATATTAACAGGATTTCCTTTTACGCCCATTTCTCTAACCATTAATGACATAATGGCTGTTGATTTTGAGCCTTCATAGTTTTCTACATAACGCCATGCATTAGCTAATCGTACTGTATCTACAATACGGTCATGTCTTTGCAAACTTAAATTAGTTGCCATGTTAGCAATCATGTCTTCCGTAGCGCCAATCTTGTCTGCTTCTAATAATTGATTGCCAATTGTTTTAGATATTTTTTTATCTTGCACAGCTTTATTAATACAAGCCATATAACTTACAGAACCAGGGCGCAATTTATTAATTTCAATAGGCGATGCCATTATGTTCTACCTCTATTGCAATCAATTATGCTTTGCAAACCATCTATTGTATTAGATAACGTGTCTATTTCGGGATTGTATCCTGCGTCTTGCAATGCTTCTAATAAATCAGAATCTAAGTCTTTAAACTCTGCTTCGGCTCTTAACAAATCATTATAATTATCTGACTCTGTTAATTGTTCTTTTATAAAACTATCAACTTCTTGACCTTCCAAAATATCTTCTGGTGGCCCCATTTCAACAGGTCGACCTGTAGTTTCATATTCTATATATGGTCGTGCATTTGCATCGAATGTAGCAAACGCTTCATCTTTAGACTCTAATGTTTGTTTTAATAAACTAAAATCAGGGTTTTCT